GCCGGCGATTTCGTTTCATTTGCGACGGCCCCCGCTCGGATTGCATTGCAGGCTGACGGCCCGAACGCGGTAAGCATGACAGACACTGATTTGAATCAATTTGTCGCATCATCTCGTAACGGTTCGGTGGCCGTGACTCGTTGGGGAGTTTCGTCCCCAGGCACCGGCATCCTTGTGCAGACGGGTGCCGGGACAAACACCTACGCGATTGTCGTGATTGGCGAGGAGCAATAGGCATGGCTATCAGCGCAATCGTGACGCTCGACATACAGGCTAGTGAGGTGACAACCTCGCCGGGGCTTGTGTTCCAGATTTCGACGGCAGACCAGTTCGCCCGCGACCTGATCGAAGGCACGGGGCTGGATGAGATTCAACTTGCGTACACGCAAAGCCAGACAGCAGCGAGCAACGCGACCGCCACGATCAGTGCCCTATCGCTGTACGACGAGCGCGGCACGGTATCGTTCTCTGCGGTCAAGCTCATCTATCTGCGGAACCGTGGCCCTGGCACTGCCTACGTTGGCGGCACGTTCCCATTCGGAGACGGAGACGAGTTGGAACTATCCCCAGGTGCCGCAACGCTATCGTGCGACCCGTCGGATGGCGGCTATCCGGTTGACACGACAGGCACCGCGTTTTCGACATTCACATTCCGCGCCGGTGCCGACTCGGCAACGTGTGCTGTGGACATCATCTTGCTGGGCGAGGGCTCGGTTACCGAGGGCTGACACATGGCGATTCGTGGAAAACTGGCAGTCGACATTCAGTTCGCAGACACGAACGCGTCAGGAGACGTGAGCTCGGTCAAGACTGTCGCAGTGCAGAATGCTTCCGAGTACACGACCGGAAAGGTCGTGACCGTGTCTGGCACGTGCGGCACCTCGGCTGTGACGATTGCGGTGGCCCCGAGCACGTACAAGGACTCGACCGGAGAAGCAGTGAGTCTTACGTCGGTCAATTGGTTCGCGTTCCGCTCGTCAAACGTGGCGAGGTGCGACGAGATCAACGGCGACGGTGCCGCTACCTCTGACGGCGACCTCCTGGCGGTGAGCGTTGCAAATGGCGGCACCGCAGGGCTTGAGGCTTACACGTACTCTGGCACGGCTCAATTCACCCTTGTGGTCTACGGCACGTGATTGACCCAGGCAAGCTCCGAGAACGCGTGACTGTGCAACAGGCGACCGAGACTCGGAACCGCCTCGGCGAGACTGTGCAATCGTGGGCGACCTACGCCGAGCGATGGGCCAGCGTGTCTGGGATCAGTGCCCGCGAGTTTTTGATTTCCGGGCAGCAGCAAACCGAAATTACTCACCGCGTGCGGCTCCGATACCTCGACGGGCTGAACTCCACGATGCGGATTCTGTGGCGTGGTCGGGTGCTCGAGATAGCCTCGGCCCTGGAGCACAATAATCGTAGCGAGCACGAGCTCCTCTGCACCGAGAGGGTGGACTGATGCCGCTGGCGAAAATCACTCTGAGTGCCGACATCGTCGGGCTTCAGGAACTCCGCGGCAAGTTACGGAACTTCCTGCCGCCTGCCGAACGAAGCAAGCTGATGGCAGAGGCTCTGGAGAAAGCAGTTCAGCCTGTCTTTCGCCGGCTGTTTGAGACAACGCCAAACGGCCCGACCGGCAATCTGCAGCGAGCCAGGGATTACAAGGTCAAGGAATATCCACTCGACGGCACTGCCGTGGCAATTGTTGGATACCGCCGTGCCGGCAAGGGCGGTCGCGTCAGTGCTCGCGGAGGTCGGGTCAACACCGGCCCAGACCGAGGCTATCACCAGTGGTGGCTGGAGTACGGCACTCAGCAGCGGTACGTTGGCACGCCGGCAAACAAGCCATACACGCGAAAGGCTCATCGCCGCACGATGAAGTCGGGCAAGGTCGCCGACATCCGCGAGCACCAAGTCGCCCGCCAGGGCGGCTATATCGCGTCTTCGTTCAACTCGCTGGGCGGGTTCAACGGATTCATTCCGACGCCGCGAATGCCACGCGGGCAGAGCGGGCAGCGTGTGCAGACCGACCCGGCGTACCCGAACGCGTTCTTCAAGAAGAGCAGCACGCCCATCACGATTCCGCCGATGCCCGTGGGCGGCTCAACCGGACGGCCACCGCTCGCGACCGCGTTTGCCCAGACGCAAGGCGATGTCGCCCGCATCCTCCAGCAGGAGCTCCGCATCTCAATCGAGGCGGCCCTTTCTACGCTCTCGACTGCCGCCACAGGATTCGTTGACCAATGACCGCGAAATACCCAGAGCAGACTCTCGCCGACCAACTCCAAAACGACCCCGAGATGGCGTTGCTTGTGGGCGGGCGCATCTACCCGGTCATCGCACCCGCCTCTGCCGGGCTGCCGTTCATCACCTGGCGGAGGCAGTCGGTGCAGCGTGAGATGACGCTTTCTGGCCCGAGCCGGATGCCAAGCGTGACGGTCTCCCTCGACTTTTTTGCTGAGACCTATCAGGCAGTAAGAGAGCTCGCTGACAGGGCTCGTGCGGTACTGGACGGTTTCCGGGGCGAAGTTGGAAACTGCCTAGTAGTGCGAATCGTGTCGCTCGTGAACGAGAGCGACGGGTTCGTGCAGCTGGCCGGCGGTGATTTGCCCCCGGTCTACAGCGTGACGCAGACCTATACCGTACTCTGGGGTGACGAATAATGGCATACGCGACGCCGCATGATGGTTCGGGGACAGTGCTGAAGTTCGGCGCGACCACCTACACGGTCACGAATGTAGTGGTCGCGAACACGAATCCAGCCGCTGGTGATTCGACTATCGACGTGGCGAACCTAGGCCAGACCACTGGCGAGCAGGCTGCCACCATCAGCACACCTCTGGTGCCCACAGCAAACGGCGAAAGCGGGCGGCAGATCACGTTCGACTACCTCGGCAAGACCATCCTCCTGGACGGTGCGACGGGCACGGTCTACATCGCCATCGGAGGCACTGCACTGCTTGGCACGACCGGCGTGGGTGCAACCTCGTTTATCGCCACGGTGGCGAGCTCGACGCTGACGCTGGCAACAAACGACGCCATTCGTGGTCAGGGTGTACTCACGCTCGCCCGGACCAGCACGCTGACCTGATAGACCGGGAGGCCGAGATGGCACACCCGGCGCAGGGCATGACGTTCACCTGGGGTGGCAACACCCTTCAGGAGGTGAGCGAGTTCGAGGTGAGCCAGGCTCGCGGGCCTGGTCAGTCGCGTGACGGCACGTGGACGCTGAATTTAGGCACGGTGAAGATCGTCGGGTTCTCGACGGTCAACATTCCAGAGACCGACTACAGCAAGCGTCGACGGCTCATCGTCACGATGCCCGCGAGCTCGACGCCTGGCTCGGCTCGCAAGATCACGTTCTTCGACTCTGACTGTCTCTATGTCGACCGCACCATCAGTGCGACGGCGAATGATGTCGTGCGGTTTGACTGGGTTTTTAGAGTCATGGATAGCAAATCCGCACCCGCATAGGAGCCAGACTCACGATGGCGACGCTGACCGCAGAACAGATCCTCGCAGCCGATGACGCTGGGCTGCACCGTATCGATGTGCCCGAGTGGAAGCCAGCCGGCTGGACCGAAGCCGATGGTGTGCCGACCGTCTACTGCCGCGTGATGAGCGTCGGTGAGCGTGACAGTTACGAGCGGATGTGGATCGGAAAACGCGAGACTGGAATCGAGAACTTTCGTACTGAGTACCTCGCCCGCACGCTGTGTGACGAGAAGGGCAAGCTGCTCTTCAACCGCGACCAAATCGAAGCCCTGGCGCAGAAGAGCGGCGCAGTGTGCGGCCGGCTCTTCGACCTGGCAATGAAGCACAACAACATGACGGAGGCGGATGTCGAGCAACTGGGAAAAAACTAAACGCCCAGCCGACGAGGCGATTCCTCTTCGCACTCGCCGGGCACCTGGGCATGACTGTGCGAGAGCTCTGCACGCGGATGGATTCGCAGGAGCTCAGTGAGTGGATTGCCTACACGAGATACTTCCAGGCGTTGCCTGACTCTTGGGCGGAAACCTCGCTGCTCGTCTCGACGGTCATGGCTCCGCACTGCAAGCCCGAGAACGTGCCGAAGCCAACTCAGTTCATTCCGGTTGCCAAGCCGCCGCATCACGAATCACAAGACCTCGCAGAGTTGATGAAACTCAAGGCGGCACTCGGTGGCTAACATCCTCTCACTCGCTGTTCGGGTCACTGGCGACGCCAGCGGTCTGCAACTCAATCCGGTGGAGAAAGCCCTCCAGCGGTTGCAGA